GCACTTCTGGTGCTGGAGGGGTTTCTGGTTGTTCGTATCGTTGAGGTTCTTCATCTTTTATAGGTACAAGCTTATGAGGCTCGTAACTCATAGGCTCATAACTTGGTGTCTGTGCAGGACACAAAATTAAATTGTGTTCAGGATCATTATCTATCAGGGCATCATTCTCAAAATTTTTTCTTGTCTTAACACAAGGCATTTCAATAATTGGGAACCCTATCGGTACATTGATTGGTACGTTCGGAGCATTAATAACAGGTGCTTGTATTAAATATGTTTTTACAGGCTCAACTCCTATCGCAGGGATTTCAATTTTAGGAATCAACTTAGAAAGGATTACTAAACTTCAATGCTTTCTTCTCTTCATTCTTCTGCTGTCCAGGTGTTAACGCTCCAGTAGGTAAGGCAGGGCCAGATAACCCAGGAATCTTAATAGCACCCATTACTTTCTCCATTGCTTTATCTTGAAGCATCTTTTGATTATCTTCATTCGTTATCCAAAGATAACCAAACACCCCGCCACCAGTAATCGCTGCTACGAGAACAAAAGAGATTACACTGATAATGTTTAGGATCTTCTGCATGGTACGAGAAGCAATTTTAAAAGCTATAACTCACACAACTCTAATCCTTTTTATGGGATTAGTTGCATTGTTACCGTTACACATGGTCCTAAAAATGCAAATTAATCAATCTTATATAATAAATCAACAATGACTAGCTACTATTTTTTAGAAGGCTATCATTCTTTTTCTTATTCAAAAGACTACGGAGACTGGACAATAGGTAATGGATCTTGTGCTATAAAAATATCTGATCTGGCTCCTCTTCTTAAACCTGAACGGTTAAAAGTTTTAGAACATGTTGATATTGCTTGGTTAGGTTGCAATCTAAAAGAAGGTATTGAAGAAGATTGTTTATGTTGTCAGGGTGAACGATATAAAGAATGTGATACAAAATATCCTGGGATTGTTGTTCAAAATATTCCTAACCCTTTCTGGAGAAAATACACATTAATTGATGGAAAACATAGAATGCAAAAAATAAGGGCCAGTGGTATAACACAAAGCCCTTTTTATCTTTTTAAATTTTTAGACATTAAAAGATTTTTGATCTAAGAACTAGGAACAAAAGATCCTTGAGTAGGAGTCTTTTCTTCACTAATCTGAAGCTGTAATCCGTTTTCAATTGCTATAACCGCATCCGAACCAAGGACACTTTTAACGTCAGCAATAATATCTGCTGTTGTTAAATCAGTCCTTTCTGTCAAAGTATCAGGTTTTGTCAAACTGCAACTGCCATAGCTAGAAGCAGAATACGATCCATCAACTCTTTGAACAGTGTAATGGGCTGTATGAACAAACCCATCATCAAGGTCATAGTCTGTATTAGCTAGACCCCAAGATGTAGTTGCCATGATTAAGAGAAGGGTTTACCAACAGCAGTCGTAGCAGGAGCAACAGCAGCATCTATTCTTGCTTCTACAGAAGCAACACCATCAGTTCCTAAAGCTGTTTTGACCCATGAAATGCAGGTAGCAGCATCTAAAGAATCGTAAGCTTTGAAGTCAGAAGGGAGACTAGAAGGCTTGATGAAATTCACTTCACCTGTTTGTCTTGAATCAGGTGCTTCTGTGTTGTCAGAATTATTAATCGCTTTGACACGATAGATAACCTTATTCACATGTCCGTCAGAAATGTCACGTTCCATCGTGTTCACTTCCCAGGTTTTTACGATTGCCATTGGATTAAATCGTTTAGTTAGAGTTTAGCCCTCTTGTGGAGCTTCAACGTCAACAGTCACGCCTTCTTCTTCTTTAATCATCTGTTCTAGTTCTGCATATTGTGCATTTTTAACAGTGAAGTCAGAATAAACTTGTGCATTCTCATTCTCTTTCTGTTGAATCTCTTTCTTTAACTTGTCTATTTCTTGCTTAGAGGCATTGAAAGTATCAGCTAAAGCCTGTGCTTCTGCTTTGCGTGCATCTCTGCGTTCGATTAATGTTGACATAAGAAAATGTTAGATAAGAAGAGTTTAAGTGTTTGACTAATACTGACCATTACGGAATTTACGGCGTAGCGTTTTTGCTAGCAATTAAAAAAGCTTTGTAATCTGTTTTCACCTGTGAAGTCCATGCAGCGTTACATATTGCTTGTACGTCTGCATCTTCTCCAGAAATATCAGTATCCACTAAGTTATCACTTGCATCAAGTGTCCCTGGTGTTAATACTTTCCTATTAAAGGAACGGGTAAGTTCTACACCATCTTTTTTGATGATTGTTGCGGTTCTTACCTGTATGCTCCATTTCTGAACGATTTCAATCTTATCGTTCTCTTGTGTTTCTGTTAATGCCATTTAGGGACGTTCTCCGAACGTGACAGGTTTACGGCTTAGTTTAGAGACATGCTAACGGTCTAAGAAGTTAAATAACTGAATAGCAGCCACTAACTAATACATATTTTGAACTTAATTGTGTATTTGAATACCCTGAATCACCGACATAAATGTGCATATAAGATGCACCTGCATTGACTTGCACCGCAACATTGTTTGTAATACCACTTATACGACCAGTCAAATAAGAATAGTTACCGCTACCTTTTGCAGCAAATGGTAATCCCGAGACATTGTTTAATGCGGTATCAGTATTAGAAGGGTATGTAACATAAAAATTAATAAAAACTAAATTTCCAATTCTCACATATGAAGCACTCCCAACACTAAGAGTTAAACCACCACTACTTCCATCCGTAGGAGTCCAAGATCCTCTTTCAAAATGATCGAGGAGTTCATTATCAGTTGTTGCATTTGTAGCACTTGAAGCAGTCTGAGCACTAAAATCAATACCTTTACCAGCAGTTCCAACTACAAAATTACCTTTAGATGTGATATTACCAGTGGTTCCATCAATAGAAGCTTGGACAACATTATTACCAGAACCCCCGTCATACCAATATGATTTTCCACCGTCGGTGTCGTAATTATCTTGTTTTGTTATATAACCATTAGAGTTATATCCATAATATGTACGTCCTGTTAGTCTTACTCCATAATTATCTGCTTCTAAGTCTGCGCTTCCTGTATAGAAACGTAAATCCATATTTCCAGCAGTGTCTACTGCTTCGCATCTAATACCTGCGTAATGAGGTTGAGAACCCGCACTATCTATATTTTTAAAAGCAATTGATCCAATATGGGCACCAGCACCTACATTTGTTGAGACACTATTTCCTATAATAAGATCACCACCGTCTCCACCAGATATTTCTAAAACTTTGGCTAAGTTATGAATACCAGTTGGAGTGGATGTACCTATACCAACTTCTCCTGCACTATCAATGTACATACGTGGCTCTAACGATGTTGCTTCACCGCTATAAAATATTATTGTTCCCCTATCTGTTGTACCAGACTGTCCACCAGCCAATTTAATAGCACCACCTGGATAAGTAGCACCAGCTTTTACAGTTAATTGACCTTGAGAACTATTGGTTAATATAGAGTTTCCAGTTGTAACTGTTAGGTCTCCTGTTACCTTTGCTCCATCTGTAAGTGTCTCAAATTTCGTGGCATTATCAAATTCTAATCTGACACCAGTAGTTCCATCAATATTAAGTAGCCCTGTAGCATTTATATGACTTGCCGCACCAGCAGAATGGTAGATCTTCAGGTCTGAACCATTACCTAAAACTATTTCAAAATCATCATTAACTTCTAATTTAGAAGTGTCCTGAACGGTCATTACAGTAGACCCATTTATTTGGAACTGAATATCTCCAGTAGCCGCACCACTTGAAAGTCGAAGATCTCCTCCTTCTCCTACAATTCTATTAGTAACTTTTATGCCATCGTCATAAGTTTGAAATTTTTTAGAGTGGTCGTAATAGAGTTCTACGGCTCCGTCTGGCTTAACAATAATACCTTCGTCATCATCTCTTGCTTGAATTAGAATGTCACCAGCAGCAGCATTACGGATCTTTAACTGACCTGTATGATTGTCAATATAAGTATGGTTTGAATCATGGTAAATAGATAAATCATCCGAAGCACCCGCAGTAAATTTCCCGTTATCTGGAACGTTAACGGCTCCTGCACTATCAATGGTTAGTCGTGTTGTAGGCGCAACTGAACCTGCTGAATCTGCTGTTGTAGCAAACAACAATTCACCTGGCATCCTATTGCCTGCAACCGTTCCATTTGATTTAGCAACAATTGACGCACCAATACTTTGAATGTCTGTTCCATCAGCACCATTAAAGAAAATAGAACCTAATTCATCTCCAGATTGAACAGTCGTAACTCCTCCAAGAGCTGCTCCTCTACTCTTGCCAAGCCAAACAGACGGACCACCTGTTTGATTTATATTATTTATCGCTGAAATAGATGATGTTGTGGCAGTATTTCCTTCAACTTGTAAAGGAGGCGTATAACCAGAATTTAAAGTTCTTGCAGAAGCAAGACCAACAAGCAACCGACCTGAAGCATCTATCCTCGCTCTTTCTGTACCAGCAGTTTCAAAAAATAAATTACTTGAACTATCAACAGCAAGTTTTCCTTTTTCAGTTCCTCCAACACTAAATCGAATAGTTGAGGTTCCACTTGCAGGGTCTATTCTTGCTTCCCCTATAACATGAAGAGGTACAGCAGGAGCAGCAACTCCAATTCCTAATCTCGTAGGAACATTCACATAAGCAGAAGAATTAAGACTTAAACCTTGAGTTCCTCCAGCAGCTAAAGAAACTGTATTTGTACCGCCATAAATCCCTGAATCTGAATCGCCAAAATGAATAGCAGGTGCAGAATTACTCCCAGCAGTCGCTTGTAAAACTCCAACTAAAGTCCCGCCTGAAAGAGCCAAATAAGTACTATTTGATGTCGTTCTCTCTGCATCAGTAACAGCCTTAACACCCGCTGGAGTACAAACTCTCGCCGTGTCTGTTCCTGTAGTTGTCTCTGCTGAGGTTGCTAATTCTGCAATTCCAGAAGCTGTTGTTGATGCTGCTGGAGTTGAAACTGAACCTGGACCAAATATTTTTACAATGCTGTTATCACTGGCTCGCATATAGCCGCCAATACTGTTGATATTTGCATTTACTGCTAGCTCACCAACTTCTGGGAGATGTGTCCCAGTTGGTACAGCGTCTTGAGTAACGCTGTTTTTTAATTTGATTTTGATGGCCATAGTTCAAATGCTTATGCAAGCGATACCCCTCAGGAGGGTAAACCTATACAGGATGGTTTTATCTTAGCTTCTTATCTAATAAGTACCGCCACTAATTACAGAAACGTTTTTCCATTGACCATCAGAAGCATATTCAAAGAACTGGCCAGCAGTAGGAGAAGCAATAGTGACATCAGACAAATCATCCAAAGCTGAAACACTTCCAGGGCCAGATAATGTATCTACTCTTTGCCAACCTGTGGCACCAATACACATTGCCCAATCACCAACATCAAATGATGTTCCACTAACAACTGAAGTTCCATTTCCTGGGGTAGTACATACAAAATAGGTTCCAGTAAGGCTTGCAGTACCTGCTGGAATGGCATTTCCTGCTGTAAATCCTGCGCTTGTTCCGAAGGTGGTTAAGTTAACAATAAGCCCATTAGTTGCATTAAAAGTTCCGCAGAATCTGAGGTTCTCTTCTGCTAATCGTCCAAATCCAACTGAAAACCATGAGTTTCCGTTAAATATTCTTAACTGCCCTGTAGATTCCTGAAGCCAATAGACACCTGTGGGCAAATTACTAATATCAGGTTGAGCCTCTTGAATAAACGAAATGGCATTACTGCCAAGCTTATCCATCGTAATAGCATCATCTGAAATCCTAGCTGTGCCAAGTTGTCCAGTGGTTATTTTACTTGCATCTAAAACAGGAATATCAACCGCTGCCAAATCAGCTCCAGAAGTAACAATTCCACTTGCATTAACAACTACTTTTTCATAAGTCCCAGCAGTTACCCCTGAATCGGCCAGGGAAAGAACACCATTTCCATCCACTGCTAAAGGTGCAGATGCTGTTGGAACTTTGATTCCTCCAATTGCTGTTGTTGTTGCTTCTGGTAAATCGGAAGCAAGCAATACTGAAGTAGAAGTAATCAAGCCTAAATTATTAAATGTGATCCCATTTCTAGTCGCAGCAGTAATATTATTATTTATGGATAATGCCCCTAAATTGGTAACAGATAGACCGCCTGCCGCTGGGACAGAAACAGCACCAATTGCAGCAACCTCGGCTTCTGGTAAATCGCTTGGTACTAGGGCAGAAGTGGAACTAATGAGTCCCTGCAATGTATAGGTAATTCCATTCCGACTTGATGCCCCGCCACTAACAGCATTAGAAATTCCAATATTATTTGAACTAACGTTTAATCCTCTATCAATATTGGAAGTATTTAAAGCCGTTGCTGGCAATGTCCCAGCAGCAACTTTTGTTCCTGATACATCATTGATTTTTGCATCAATGACCGCCAAAGCAGCTATAGCCGCTGAATCAACCGAATTATCAGCCAGCTCTACACTTGTTACGCTATTTGTACCTAATTGAGTTGAAGTTATTGTTCCACTTGTTAACTTAGATCCCGTAATACTTCCCGCTAATTGTGCATTTGTAATGGTCCCAGTCAACGAACTTGTAGGATAATTCGTCGCATCAGTTAAATCAAATGCAGGAGTAGCGTCAGTTCCACCAGGGCTTATTGAGACTGTTCCCAAAGAAATAGCAGGAGTTGCTAGTTTAGAAGTTGCAATTGAACCTGCTAACTGTGCATTCGTAATTGTTCCAGTTAAAGAACTAGTTGGATAATTTGTTGCTGAGGTTAAATTTAAGGCTGGAGTGGCATAAGTCCCGCCTAAACTAATACTGACTCCCGCTAAACTTATAGAACTATTTGATAGTTTTGCATTTTCAATTGATCCTCCTAATTGAGCATTTGATATGGTGCCAGATAAAGAACTAGTAGGATAATTAGTTGCATCTGTCAGATCCAGAGCTGGAGTCGCATCTGTTGACCCTAAAACCAGATTCAATCCGCCCAGGCTTAAACTTGAATGTTCCAGCTTCGCATTGGTTACATTTGCATCCAGAATCGAGGCGGTAACAATCGAGTTTGCCGTTAATGGGTAACTTAAAGAAGTCGCTGGAATCGTCCCAGCATCAATAACAGCAACTCCTCTTGCAACTAAATCTTTAACAGTTACTTTTACAGTTTGGCTTCCTGAGACATCAGCCAGGGCCAGGGGGTCAGTCGCTGCAACAGATCCTGAAGCAATGCTTGGAAGCTGCGTAATTTGGAGATCAGCCACGGTTTTTAATTACTCCATTTGATAAGACCATTCTGACAGTATCCCTAAGGAATCGTAACTATATACATATTAAGAGGTAGGGTCTTCCAATAGAATTGGTGTTCCATCTTCTTGAAGAATCCTATCTGTATTCTCCTGAAGCAGATAAGCATCAGGCAATCCAGTTTTTAAAACTATTGACCCAGAAGTTATAAAATCAACCTTTGCTTCTATGACTCCAGCGGCTGGAACATTAACAGCAACATTATTAATTAAACAAGTTGATTCATACCAGACACTATTTTGTGATGCATTAGGTTCATGGTAAATATAGAATCGTGCATCAAAGTCTGAGCCTTGTTGTATTCTTACGGCTAATTGAGCTAGGTATACTGGAAATTCTGGCATTGTATCCCCACTACTACACGGATCAGTTTTATGCTCCCAAATACAATCAAGACTTCCCTGACCTGAAATCATACCCCTGTCATATCGTTTCCTAAACTCATCTCCTAAAAGTGTGATATCAATATTTTCTCTTTCTGTTTGAATCTCAAATTCCTTGATTTTTGCAAGATTCCTATATCTAGAATTAGATGTAGAAATATTTATATCTTTTGCAGACGAAGGAGTAACTAATGTCAAAGCCTCCCCAGTTGTACCAGCAAGGGAAGCCGAAAAAGTGCTATATAAACGCATTCCTCCAGCATCATCAACATACACATACCAACGCCCATCAGGATGGCTATGACCTGATACAAGTTCTAGAGTTGAACCATCTAATGTTTCAATTTTTATCTGATCGCCTGTAAGAATTGCTCCATCAACAAAATCAACACTAAATCGTTTTTTAGTCGTATTAACATCAGCAGGGTCCAGACTTGTTCTAAAAGCCCTGCCTGAATTTCTTTTTAATTCGACTATTCCAGTAGTCCCAAAATAAATAGTCATCTACAGAGCAATACCTGTAACAGCTCCATGAACTTCAAAACTTACATCAGCAGCTAGTACTTCACCTGTTGCACTTGTCATCGAAAGACTTGTCAAATAAGCATAAAATTCTGTATATCTTCCATTTGCTGTGCCATCATCAACTTTTAATTTAAACTTCACTGTTGATTTTGTTCCCCCTCCTTGCAAACCTGCACCATTAGTATTAGATGTAATCATATTGGTTAATAATGTTGTGATGCCCCCCGCTGCTGTTCCATTGCCAGCAGTTTCTTGATAGTAATAAAGACTACAGCCACCGCTAACACTCCTTAGGCCAGGCAACAGCGTTCTATCAGTATCTTCTAGAGAAACAGTTTCTAGAATTGCTTGATTAACGGTTAAAGACCAAGACCGAACTTTTGCCACTTTATTGTCATTTACATAAAGCTGGCCATCTTGACCTGAATAAAAACCAGACATTGCGGCTAAGGAGGCAGAACACTAATAAAAGCATTCTAGTCACCATCGAGGCAAGCCACAAAAGAACAGCTCACATTTGCCACACCTGGAAACACACTTGAATATTCAGGAGGGCCGCTAAACCTCCATCTCAAGCCAGAGGAATACTGACCAATCCTGTTAGACAAAGAACCAGAGATAGAGCTGTAAGTTATGCCAGACAAAGTTTCACCACTTGATGAGCCGAAATTTATGTAATTATCTCCAACTGATTCACTATCAAAATAAGCAGTCAATATTGAGTTTGCATCATCATCACTAATATTTGAAAAGGATAAACTAAGTGAGGCATTTACTGGTTTATTACCATATCTTATAAAACTTTTAGAACCGTTTTGAGATTCAAAAACTCTTTCTGGGTATGAGCCAGGGCTGAAACTTCTACCACTTGGTACTAAAGCAGGGAATTGTATTTGAGCCATTTAATTACCTTGTAGTACAAAATCTTTTTCTATGACCAGTCTAAAGTATTTCATTCTTTAAGACGTTAAAAACATTGATGTACCGTCACTGTTGTACCACTGTAAAGTTTTCATTTTTCCTTCACTGGTAAGAGGTACATGACTACCTGCTAATTCAACCAAACCATCTTCTGCATATGTCAAACTTTCCACCTTATAAACTCTGTTAGTTGTGGTTGTGTTATTTGTCGTAAAGACACAACCGTTTAAAGTTGCATTATTCGCTTGACCATCTGTAACTGTCAAATTTGCAGTAGCAGGAGCATCCATTCCTGGTTTCCAATAGAAAATAGATTGATTATTTAATACTGAATTTCCTTGGGTTTGTACTGCTCCAGACTCACTAACTAAACCATTTTCAAACCTATCAGTATGAGTAGACTCAGAAACCAACCTAAAATAATCTCCTGGTTTTAAATACATCGCAGCCTGTGGAGTTGTTTGAAAAGATAATCCATGATCTACATCTTTCCTCAATTTCAAGATGTATTTGGCAAAAAATTCGGCATGTCTTCGACTGCTGCAAAAATTAGACAAATCAAAGCTCTCTCGTCCATCTTTTGAATCCCCATCTGTAAACTTACAAGACAAAACCCTTCTTTCTGAAAAACCGTTCACAACCTCATGTCTATAAATAACCCTGGCCTGAAACAGTTGTCTTTCCTCAGGAGATAAAAATGTAACTTTTAAATCTTTTATATTTCCATCAGTAAATAAAGCTTTAATAGGTGGTTCAGCATTAAAATCTATTTCATAGTTACTGTTATAAGGAACAGAAGGTATTAAAGAAAAACGTCCTCCCTTAATAGAAAAATCTAAGAAACAATAACTACCATTTTCAAAAATAAAATTCCTTAAATTTTGTGAATCAACGATTGCACCATCCCAGAAGAATTTATTTGCATAACAAAATTTAGCTGCAATTTTCATATCTTCATCATCAACAGCATTAGCACCAACCAAGTTGCCTGCACCAATTAAATCATCTGTTAATAATGCATAAGCAATCTCAGGGAAAATATTAGATGGGCCTTGACCTGCTGCATTAATTTCACCTCTATCAAGTACAACATCTCCTCCTGTATCACTAATTAAACGTTTAATTTTTAGACCACGCTTTAAGTAAGCAGATATTTGTGAAAAACTGCTAAATTCTTTGGAACTATTAATTCTTACTCCAACTGTCGAAAGACGTGTATAAGGCAAACTGACGCTGCTTTTTAATTCATTTATATATGTGATTTCATGCTCAGGTCCATCCAAATGGCTGGCTCTTTCAGCGTCAAATCTTACATAATCACTAATCGCATCATAAGGGTTTAAATTTTGACCATAAGGCCAGGCAGGTGTAACAAAATCAATCTTGCTAGTGCTAACTTGTACGTTCATAACTCCTGGGATAGTCACAGTTTCTCCAGAAACATAACCTGAACCATTTTGACCACTCCAGATTTCCCAGCTTTTTGCTCCATTATCGTATGTAGAAACAAGTACCTGCAAACCTGAGCCAGAGCCACCTGTTACTCCTACCACCTGCGTACTAGGTATTAGACCTCCTCCTGAATACTCATAAATATTTACACCGTAATAAGCTACATAATTATTTGGATCCCAAGGGTGCATTTTAAAGTTAAAACTTTCTTGCTCATACTTTTTACCGTTATATAAAACGCTTGATAAAACTTTCGAAACCCGATCATCTTGTGAAACAAAACCAATTACATGGCCATCAACATAAAAATAAATCCCATCTGTATCTTGATTCATATTATTAGATATTTGCACTTTGCAAAAAGTGCCGCCTGCCTCCCCATGATGTCCACCAATATAAACATCACTTTCAATCAAATCAAAAGACGGTTCAGCAGTTGGGGGAGAACCTTGGCTTGATGGATAAATACTTATAACTTTCCCTGAATTGTCAGCCTCACTTGATACCGTAGTACCTAAAAACCATTCTGGATTAGATGCTCTAGTAGCGTCTAATAAATGATTCTTATCTCCAGAAAAACTAACAGTATAGCCATTCATAGTATTTAAAACTTGTAATGGTCCTGTGCCTAAGTAATTAACATTTTTACCTATAAATTCCTCTCTAACCTTATTCCCTGGGAAGGGTTCCATTCTAAACTCATGTAAATAAGCATCTGTATGATTAACCCTTATAAAATTATATTGAGGTTGAGGTGAACGACCTAAAACAGCAAAAGGTTTACCACCATCAATTAATTTCCACTCATTTGATTTTCCTGCTTCTCTTGCATATAAACGAAAGAAACTATATCTCTTTATATACTTAGACAATTGCCCTAAAGTAATATTTCCCCCTTCTTTTTCATAGTCATAGACAACACCTTTGGGCATATTCCAATGTCCAGGATGACTATTTACATTAGCAAAACCTGAAATCTGTTTCCATACTGTTGATTTAATACCAATTTCAGATGAATTGCATTTTATATTATTTGTTACCGTAGCAATTGCACATTTCTGAATAAGTAATAACTCGTCTGGATTGTGTGTATTAGTTACTCCTCTAACTTGTATTTTTCCTGGCTCGGTAACTTTAAAAGTAAATTGCTTAACAAGTCCAACTTGCCATAGTTCCCCTGGTTTATCTATTTCAGTACAAACTCCTTTTGCTGTACCGATTAAATATTGCTCACCAATAGAAATTGAATCATCTGATGTTTCTCGGTCAGCATCAACACTAGAAGAAACGTCTTCAGCTCCCCAATCCTCAAAATTATCTTTATAAATTGTTTTTGGATCATGGCCGCTAATTTGATAAGTAACTAAATCATCTTTTGCAACATCAAAATTACCATGATTAGTATTTCCGTTCTTTGCAACTACTGCTGCATATCTTGGAAAATTAGTTTCTAATTTTTTGTTCTTAGCCCTAGCGTTTACGTTTACAGTATCATTATGATTAGCCTTGTGATTATTTAGTACCAATTCATAGGGCAATTTGAATTGCATTGAATTAGGCAAAGGGCTGTAATTACCAAATATAGATTGAGTTGTAGGATTTCTTGTTCCACTAAAAACATTATCTCTAAAATCACCTAAATATACAGAAGGTACAGCGGTTCCATCATTTATAACAGTATTTCCATTAGTATTTATAAAAGTTTCTTTATCTAATATTCCTTCTGGGTATCTATCAGTCTCTCTTAATCGTCCGCTAATACTTGAACCATCCCTATGATATAAAGCAAGTTTTCCATTTGAATAATTCTCTAATAAAGTATCTCCTATTGCATAGCCTGCAAACTCAGGTCTTGCTCCTAATGTCCCAGACGAAAGTATAAACACCGCTTTAAATTGTTGGCCCTTTCCTAAACTTCGCATTTGTGACCATACGAGTTTAGTATTTGCCCTTATACCTCCATAAATGACTCCTTCAATTTCTCTTTGAAAAGCAAATACAAGTGGAATTGTTTCTCCCAATTCGGATAGAAGTTGAACAGAATCAAAACCTGACTGAGGTGAATATCTTCTTAAACCTGCCTGCGCTGCTGTTTGTAATGATGGAGGAGCTTTATATTCTTGCTCCTTAGGCTTAGGGGTTAAAAGATTTGAAACATACGATAAAACTACCCCAATAACAATATTGGTGATGATAGTAACGGGATCATTTCTTACATCTGGGATTAAGTCATAAGCCTTGGGTCTTTTACCGTTATAACTTGCCGTCTTGTCTACAAAATACCAATACTCCTGCTCTGTAAGCCCTACGACTTCGCAGAGTTGCTGTTCAAAGGGTAATAGCAGGCGTGGACCTGAAGGCCGTCTATGGGACTCCAGCAAACCCCCGACTCTTTGCAGTTTATCCATCCTTTTTCATAGTAAACAGCAAGACCAAAACGTTCTTCAATTGGGCATAGAGCCACTGTACCCAATTCTAGTCTGTTTGTTCTCACGCCCCATAATTTAAGTTGCTCTTCAAAAACTGAATAATCTTTTCTTCTCAAACGTCTATACCATTCTCTTTTAGGTATCGGAGTTTTAATGTCGTAATTTTCTAAAAACCTCAAAGCAAGAGTTAAACAATCAGCGGCATGGTGCTTAATAGGATCAGCGCCTAAACGATACGGCAATCCAATTAATTGATGTGGTTTCAAAAGTTTCTTATGTTTGCTGTAGTTGGTAAATAACCAACAAGATTATTAGTTAAAACTCGATTCGGGCAATTGGTTCCAACTGCATCAATAGCACTTGAGACTAGAAGTTCAATTGTGCTTGGGTCATAAGACATAGAAGCAACTAACCAATTATCTGTAGTTAGAGGATTCCCCTGCACACTCGTAAAAGAAGAGTTCATTTTACATATATCAACTTGCACATTCCACTTTTCAACTACTGCTTGATTTGCGTGATTCATTGCCACAGAATTATTAGCAAAAATTATTTGCGCTTCTAAATTATCTCCAGATTTTGTTTTAGCTGCACCTTGATAAATAAAGGGTAAGTAGGAGTAAGTATTGCCATTTAAAATAATTTCATTATCTGATCCTGTTGTACTTTCAATATTATCTCTTCTACTGTTTTGATAAGCACCTCTTGGATTATTATTTCCATCCGTGAAATAGATAAATCCAGTTAAATAAGTAATACTCATAATCCTATTCTTGAGCGTTGACTACGAGAGTTTTTAAGCTGGTTAAAGACCTTTGATTGTCCTTCTTGTGCACCTCGTCTAGCAGCGCTATTTATGATTTCTGGGATAGCAGATTTTGGTACATAAGATTCACTGTTAAACGATAATATTGGGCCTGTGTAGTTCACTGTTGTAGATGTGGCAGGCATTCCAGTTCCACTTGCAACAGTTCCACCTCCAGGGATAACACCTTGACCCCTGGCGCCTGCTGAGTACCGTTGCATTGCCCCAGCCATTTTACTGGAGGGTATGAGGTATTCATCCTCACCGTTTTCTCCCACGAGTCCAAGAGTTGGACCAGTAGCAACACCACCTTGAGCAAAGGCTTTAGATGAAATTCCTCCTCTAGCTAATCCACCTTCTGCACCGCCAAATAATTTACCTAACCATCCACCACCGCCACCCAAATTACTGAATATTGAATCTATCCCCATATTCAATAATTTATCTCCTATACGTCCAAGAATATTTGACATCACCTCACCAAAAGATTTAGCTCCAGTAATCGCTGCTTTAATTCCATCAACGACTCCAGACTTAATATCATCTCCAATTGATTTCCATAAATCTTTGAGTTTTTCAGCATGTGTAAGCTTTTTCTTTAACCCTTCATTTTGATCAAGTATTGCTTTAATTTCTGCATCATTAAATCCAGCAGCTTTTAACTTAGTAGATAAAATATCTCTCTCTAATTGTTTAACAGCTTCTGTTCCTTTTATTTTCGCTTCAAGCATTGCATTTTCTTGTGTCAGTTGCTCAAATAATTTTTCACCTTCACTCGCTGAACTTTTATTTAACTCTTTCAAAGCCTCCTGTGCTTTCAACCAAGCTTCTGATTGTTCTATGACTCCACCTTCTTTCCCAATTTTACCAGCAGCTCCTTTTTCTAAAGCTGCCATTGCTTTCTCTATTTCTGCTTTTGCTGCCATTAATTCCGCTAATTCATTTTTATCATTCTTTGCTTTTCCTGTTCCACCTCTTCCCCTGTACCTAGAAACATCGGCCATTTTATCTCTTAACTTTTGAATCCTTTTATCAGCTTCTTCTAAGGCTTTATTTAATTTGCCTCCATCTTCACTAGCAATTAAATCGTCTAATTTTGCTCCCTTAAATTGATTCTTTTTATCAAAAAAGTTTTTTATAGCAACAACCGCCGCTGTGATTCCAGCAGCTAATAATAACCAAGGACCAACAGCCGCCAAAGTACCAGCCGCAAATGTAACTAATGAAGGAATTGCAAATGCCATCATCCCCTTAAATACAGCCATGACAACTCCAACCGCTGGACCTAGCGCCAATAATCCAATACTTAAAGCAACAACAGAAGTGGTGGCAATTTGGAACCATTTAGGCATTTTTAAAAAGCCTTGAATAAATTCATTAACTATTGATAAAACATATTTAAAAGCAACACCTAAATAATCCAAGTTTCTAATAATATTTCCCATTCCATCAGCTACTCTTCCCAGCGCTTGCCCAACTGTTCCACTCATTATTTTTGCAGCTTCAGATGCAGCTCCACTTGCATTTTTTTGATTATCTAAATTCTTATTGAACTTAGCTAAGTTGTCATTCACCAAAGGTAAGAAAGCATTCAACGCCTCAACGCTTCCAAACATTCTGCCCATTGCTTCCTTATTTCCTCCAGTCTTTTGAATCATGTCTTGCAAGACTCCAGCAAAACCTTTGCCTTTTAATGCTGTTGCATCAAAATCAATTCCTAATTTTTTAGCAATTGCAGCAGCTTCACTTGTTGGCCTAACAATTCCCTGAAGAACCATTTTCAAACCAGTAAATGTCTGTTCAACTGGTAAACCTGTTGCTGTTATCGCACTAATTGCAGCGTTTAATTCTTGAATACCTACGCCAGCCGCTGCACCCATAGGAGCCAAACGTCCAATCTGGCTTGCATATTGATCAAGGATAATTTTACCGTCATTCTGTGTCTGTATAAATCCATCAATTAAACCTCTAGCCTCATCAGCACTTTTTCCATAAGTGTTCATAACAGAGGTAGCTGCATCAGATACTTTTGCCATCGTGGTCATACCACCAACAGCACCATCAACAGAAGCTGCCAGAATTTTGCTTATATCAGCAGCGCTAGTAAATCCAGCAGATGCAACATCATAAGAAGCTGCTAATAATTCTGTTTGACTTCTTAAGTTTCCAGATGCTACAGATACATCAAATAATTGCTTCTTTAATTCTTCAACATTTACTCCCAAAGTTTTAACAGCTCCAGATGCTCGATCAGCTTCTGCAAAACCTCTAAACCACGTCATCACCCCAGCGCCTACTGCAATAGTTTTACCTAATCCAAGTAGTTTTTTTTGTAAGTTGCCAATACCTTTTGCTGATTCATTGGCCGCCTTACCTGTATCTTTTATTTGCTTATTTGTTTTTGGTAATGTTCCCTGTGCTTTTTTAGCCGCCTTTTCAAAGGCGTTCATCTTATCTTCAAGCTGCTTTAACTTACGTTCAGCACCCGAACTTAATATCTTTAATAACAGGGTTTGCTCAGCCAATCTTCTTCCTTAGGCAGAATCCTTTTTATTTTAGCGCCGCATTCTGCTTTTATTCATAACTTTGTCCTCTTCTTCTTTTTGTATTTGAAAAAAGGCGTGCCAAATCAGCAGCTCTTCCTGTGTCATTTTCTCCCTAAGTTCAAATAACGTATAACCCAATTCTTTTGCAACTACTAATTCAGCTAGGAGTGGACCGTCTTTTCTTAGGCTCTTTGCTAACACTTTTGATATTTAGATCCTTTTGCACCTCCTCATCTTCTTCATCTTCTCCAATCAATGCCATCATCAGCTTTTCAACCAAAGTAGCTGGCAATTCATTTCTTAATCCTGGCAAATGACCAATATGAAAGCGCTTTTCATTGTCTTGATTCATTGCCTTATCAACCAATAATCTCAAAGCAAAATCAGTTGTATCATTTTCTTTGCTCATCTTTTGCGCCCTTGATCTTTCTGCCAAGGTCATTGGAGTCATGTAAAACTCAAATAATTTTCCATTGGGTAAGGCTATTTCTTTTCTTACCGTTGCCATCGAACAGGCAGCCTTCAACTCATCAAGTGCATCCATAAAAAAGAAATGTGTCGCTTAATTAAATTATATATCCCTCGTTAGGAGTAATCCATAACAAAAGGGGGCATGGATATAAGCCCCCAATTGTCCGTATGAAGTAGCGACTTCTTGCATACGGTTAGGCATGACCTAGAACGCCTAACAAATTAATTTTAGACAAGAAAAAAGCCTATATAAAAATAGGCTCAGAATGATGGGGTTATTTTTAGTTAAGCACTTATTACAAAGTAGTGCTAAAGATATGTCTTGGATTAGTAAGGTTAAAACTCATTTCAGCAGTAGTTGCTTCATCAGGAGTAACGCTTAAACTCATCCCTGTTATAGAGACATCTGAATCAATATAAGTTGAATTAGTATCATCAACAGCCCCAGCGCCGTTATCAACTGTATCAACATAAAGTTTTACTGAAGCACCCTCTTGAGACTTCAAAAGGACATTACCTAACAATCTATTTGCAAGACTGGTTTGGCTATCAGTAAAGTAAACAGTCATTGAACCACTACCACTGGCATAACCTGGCTGTGTATTCCTGAAAGGAGCATACTTAGTAACAGAAGCAACACCCGCTGGAAGCGTTGTTACATCTAGAGTTTCCCTTTCAATATCAACAGAAAATTCCCTTACTTGGGCAACAGCCGCCGCTGCTGAATACTGAACATTAATATGTCCAGATTTATCTGCTGACCCAGTACCGCCACTACCAGCAAGAGCGATATTTGAACCACCCGCCGCAGTAGCAACTTTAATTGTGGTAGCTGTAACTGCTATCACGTAATAGACAGTACCCGCTGTAAGGTTGCCATCAAGAGTGGCAGTTCCAACCACTGTGAATTTCACAGGATCATTAACTCTAAAGTCATGATTCGATGGAACAGTTACACCATTAGCGCCACTTGGGAAATCTGTGTAATCCTTAAGACACCATTTTGTCCCAGCAGGGGAAAAATAAATAGAACCCTCTTGGCCAGTTAAAGCCGTTGAGGAACAAGCTACAGGCATTTGAATTTACCTAATAAAAAACAATTTGAGGGCGTTTCTTTTGGGGCTTGGGGCTTTGGCTAGGGCTAACCAATAACATTATATTAACCCTAAGGAGGCTTAACCTTTTGCAATAAATGGAGCTGAAATAGTTACCAATGCAAGTGGATTGTTTGAATTGATTACTGGTATAGGTCCACTGATTTCTCCAACGCTTGCTCTAATCGTTGTATCTTCTGTTTTCAATGTGTTCAAAGTTGAGGCTGCTAAGGCTGCCATTTCTTCCAACCTTTTCATTCCTTTTGCTTTTGGTCCGTAGCAACTAACTTGAACGCTTCCTCTAATTACTTCAATTCCACTTTCTGCTTTTGTTACAACTGGCTCACTTATAGATGGAAAACTAACAATTAATTGAACGTATTCTGTATTTGCTCCCCCTGGAGGTTCCTCCTGTACGTTGTCATACATCACGGGAACAGATGGAGAAAGGCCAGCAAAAGCTGTTGTCATTTTTCTCTCAAATAAAGATCTAATTGTTTGTAAACTCATTTGATTTTTCCTAGTTCTTTAAGGATGCGTTTTTTTAAATCGTTTTTTTGTTGTGTTGCAATTGTTGTAAACCAAGCAACACCACCTGGCGCTCCTTTTGCATAAACAGGATCATATGCAACCCTTTCAGCATATGGAAGATTATTTGATATATACCAATCAGAATCAGAAGTAATTTTCTTTTGATAATAAGGAATATCTAATTTCATTACTCCAGGTTCAACAATTACTCCTTCAGTTCCAACACCACCTGGATATTTTCTTTTTGCAGGTTTACCCCAATTTTCATCCCTTGTTTGTAGATCAGGTTGATCTTTTCCGACAAACCAACTTGAAGCCATACGGCCAGTATCTTTTGGATTGGCTTGAGATAGCTTTCCCTGTGTAAGAGCGATATGATCAGTCAAAGCTTGGTCTAAAGCTTTCCTGACCTGAGGAACCCAATCTTTTAAAGCCATTTCCCGAATTTTTCCCGACTTTCAAAACCTAGTCTAATGCCATCAAGGGATTTTAGAAAATAAGTTCGGACTCATAACCCGAAGGTCGGAAGTTCAAATCTTCCCCCCGCCACCAAATAAAAACAAAGCCCTCAGGGGCTTTTTTATTGCCTCAAAGGGATTTCAAGGAATACATTTACTTCTCTTCTGTTGAATAGTTGGTGATAGTTGGTGATACATGGTTATACTTGGGGCAATTCTTCCCGACTTTTTCCCGACTTCCTAAATGGCCTTAATTCTTAGAACCTGGCCTGAATACACAAAAGATCTAAAAAGAGCTGGGACAAGATGGAGATTAGAGAAAGATTCTAAATCTCCTTTTATATATGTAAGAGATCAAAAAGACAGAAAAAGAATTTCATGCAAACCATTTAGAACAGATAATCCTATTGATATAAATAAAGTTTTTGATGCCTGCATTGTTACCGACCAAAAAGATTGGGCAGGAGTAACCACCGAGAAAGAAGAAACTACTAAAACAATTCTCCCTTCTTGGGCAGAGATAGAAAAAGCTTGCAAGGATGATTGGCCTTTAAGAATGAAAGAAGGTTCAACCGTTAACCTTTGGGCTGGATTAAATGACTTAAAAAGAAATGATATTCCTAGAAATTTTGATGCTATACAGGATTGGGTAACAGTTAAAAAGCTTGGATCTAGTGCTTGCAGAAATAGATTAGATACTATCAAGCAAATAATTAAGGCTCTAAAAAAAGCAGATAATAAAAATCAGGAACCTACTTGGCTAACTGAAAAGCAATATCAAGACCTTAGAAATCTCCACAATGAAAGAATTAATAGCCAGAACAAATTGACCAATGGAAAGAAAGTTGAGATAAGAGGAATCCCAACTCAAGAAGAAGCTGAAAAATATTTGGACAACTTATGGCCTAAATACAAACTAGAGCAATGGTGTTTGGCCATGCTCATGAATTACGGATTGAGAAATCATGAACTTCATTGGGTTTCAAATATCACTGAAGAAAACAAAGAAGAAGGTATTCAATTTGGTTGGGTTTATGTCCCTGGATATTGGAGAACAAAATCTAAATATGAACATTGGGTCTTCCCTTTATATAAATCTTGGATTGTGCGCTATGGCCTAAAGAACAGATTTGAAGAATGCCAAAAACAATTGCATGAAATAGCAAAACCTAAATTAGTTAGCCAGCATGATCCATCAAAAGATTGGGATTCAAAAGATCCAACTGATCAAGGAATATGCATGAACAATAAAAAGCTTGGTGAATTTATTGGTGACAGATTGCGCCAGGTGCTACCTGAATGGGCGGCTAGTGTTCCAGATGCAAGAGGACAACATCAGCCAGAAACAATTGAAAAACAAATTAGGTGCTATGACCTGAGACACACCTTCGCTATAAGACTGGCAACAGATCCAAGATTCAAACACGTAGATATTTCTCAAGCTGCTTTAGCAATGGGCCATGATGTAGAAACCCATAAAAATCATTATCTAAAATGGGTATCAAAAGAAGAATATAGAAAACGTGTAATGTCATCTATCATTCTTCCTGACGATTAATATTATTGAATGACAAAGAACATTACTCCTCAAGAAACAACTGAAAGGGCATCATTAATTGAAAAGATGTACCACTTAGACAAAAGAACAAATGGTCTACTAAATGGATTAGGAAAAGAATTAGAAACTTATCTCAAATGGAAAAGCCTTTTAGAAAATGAATGAAATAATTGCCGCTGTTTTAGGAGCTGCTATTAGTTGCGTTGCAATGGTCGTTGCTAATAGTGGTAAAAGGAAAGAAGCCTATACAGTCGAAATCTTTAAAAGGCTCAACGCACTAGAGGTAGAAGTTGGGATGTTGAAAGAAAAAACCAGCAAATAAAAACCCCTTAGCAATAAAGCCAAGAGGTTGGATATCTAATTCCCGTCAAGTGCTTAAGAAATAAGTTGCATGGATAAACAGCAATCTTATTCTAATGAATCCCATAAAAAAAACCTCCGATTAAGGAGGCTTAATTTAGATCTGCCCCTAGATAGTGTTTCGGGCTGATCGGTAGCATTAAAGGTTACGCTTATCTTTTGCGGCCTGACCCATTTCAAAAGGTTTGGTCTGGCGGTACCTGAACTTGTTAGATGTTGTTTGACTTGACTTACAGCCCGTGTACTTAGGGTTTTGTTTGTCTTGTCTGTCTTTTCTACATTCTTAGTATACTGTTTCCCTTAAGGAAGCACAATGGGAAGGACCGTACATGGGGGGTGTAAGTAGGAAAAATAAAAGTTTTAGTTTTTTACCTGCGACATTAGACAGTTACCAAATCTGAGCAACCTTTGCTTTTGCCTTACCAGACTTCCAGGGCTTCACTCTATTAAACGCTCCTAATATCCCGTATGAAATTGCGTCCCATCCATGATCCCAACCTGAATCCTTATCTGGAATATTGGTTCCTTCTTTAAAGGTCAAGTTCCTAAGTGATTTAATTGTTTGCTTACACCTTGGATGGATAAAGAATCTTCTTGTTCCTTCTGCATCCATAACCATTGCATTAACCGCATTTCTTTTATCAGTCTGTCCATAAGGGCTTTTATTTGGATAAACCCAGATACCTCTATTTCTTAGGATGCCATGATCAGTAATTCCTCCAGCAGAAGTTTTTCTAGCATTACCAGTTGGATCTGGAAAGGCTTTTATTTCTCTGTTTGGATAACGCCTAAGCAATTCTGAACAAGCCTCATCTGTATGAGTTTCTTTAATATGAATCTCATCAAAGGCATGTAATTGATCACCACCAACTCTTTGGCAAATGATCCAGTGCATGGGAGACACGTTGAAATCTGCGAAAACAAGAAGCTCACCACCTAAATCAACAACATCTTCAGAGATATTATTTTCATCAAAGTCTGGAACAACCCGACCAACCAAATTAACAAAGCTGGCTTCATATTCTTGGCTAAAAGTTCGGCTGTCTAATGTTCTTTTTGCTGCCTCTACTTCTTCCTTCGATACATGGCCACCTTCAACAGTAGTGAATGAAAAGGTAGAACAATCATCATCATCTTCTGCATTTGACCATGCCTCAGCAAACCAGTTCAATCCAGCGGGTGTAGTAATAAACCAAGCTGGACCCTGTTGATCAGAAAGAGCTGGCCTTAATACCATTGTCCAAGCATCTTCCCTGACAAACGCCGCCTCATCAACAACAACTCCAGACAAAGAAACCCCTCTTAATTTGTCTGGATCTTCTGCACCTTTTAAAGAAATAGTTGATCCATTAGTGAGAGTTACAGATAAATCACTTTCATTTTTTGATGCAAATATCTCCATGGGAACCATCTGCTTTAGTTGAATCCAAGCAATTTGTTTTGCCATGCGATAGGTAGCAGTAACGTAATAAAAAAGACCACCAGGCTTTTCAATAGCCCAATTAATTAATCTGGTAATTGCTAAATAAGTTTTTCCAAATCTTCTACCTGAACAGAGATAAGTAAATCTCACTCCAGCGTCATAAACCAACTTTTGTGGTTCAGTTAGATTTGTATAAAGTTTTTGAGATAAAGCTAAGTAATCAAATTTAGATGTTGCAGGTTCAGGCGGTTCTAAAAGTAATCCACCAGGGCAAGAGTCTAATAAAAGACTCATGAAGCAATGCCAACCAATTCAGCTTGAAGTCTTACAGAATTTACAGCCACTTGAATATGACCTCTTTTAATTGCAGCCTTCTCATAATTTCTAAGACGTGTTAAACATTCAGCCAAAAAAGCAGGTCTGGATAATTCACAATCTTTAGAAATTTGTTCTCTTGCTCTTGTTATATAAGTATCAGCTTGTCTCTCTGACACATTGAAATTTACTGAACAGTGTTGAATAATTTCTTGCCTACTAGCTGCCGATGCTAAGAGTCCATAAACAGCAGAAATTCTAGAGCTGACTTCATATTTAGTTCCTTTCTTACCTTTCTTTGTCACTCTGAAGAATAAAGGCTAATAAGGACAGAGTACTAGAAAAGATTTCATTCTGCCTAAGGATGGGTATACTTTGATAAAAAAAGGGAGAAAAAATTGACAGTAAATGTATTTGTACCAATCGAGAAAGGAAAGAGATTACCAAATACAGGAGCTGTAATTAAATGCCCTAATGGTCATGAAAGGAGGGTTTATGGATTGGGATGGCAAGCGCTTAAATGCTATAGGGAAGGATGCGATGGAAAAGATATTTTAAAAAGTGAATACAAGATGTGTACCAGAATTACAATGTCTGGGGCAGGGGAATGAGAAGAGGAGGTTTTAAGAAAAAGTTTTTCTTATTTAAATGGATTAGAAAGTTAATGAAAGGGATTGGGTCTTTGTTTGTTTATAGATCACCAGAGAAAAGAATTATTAGTGATCCACAACTGGAAGAAATTTATAGGGGTAAGAGTAAAAAAGAATTAGCAAAGATGGCTGGCTGTAGCCATACAAATAGTAAGAGCTGGATGATCAGGAGAATCCTTAATTCTTAAGGGAAGAGTTTTGAATCATCTCTTCAAGTCGTTGGGTGTGAGCTAGTAGTCTGTCACCTCTTTCAATGGCTTCTGCTGCAACTTGAAAAGGATCAGCACCTGAGGTGATAAGGCTTTTTTTAATTTGTGCGGTGGAGAGTTTCATGTGGAACCCTGCTTTGATATTTCTATGATAACAGTGTTAAGAATTGTAGAAATTTATTCTTGGGGAATAATTGACCCTGGGGCATTCTTGGGGCATAATGGGGAGACACTCGGCACATAACTGGATCACACCATGCCCCTAATTGGCGACAGAAAAAGACCGTATAGACCACGCTTGTCTCCTGAGGCAGAAGCAAAAGTCAATGCACGACTACCTTCACATTTAAACAAAGAAGCCTTTGTGAATGAGTTGGTTTTGAAGAGTGTTGACAGCTATGCCATCATTAAAACTAACAATAAGAGAAACAATAAAAATTTAGTTCCAAAACAACTACAAGAACTTAAACCATTAATTGATAGCTATTGGGTAGTTAAGCCAGGTTCTAAGTCAAAGCAGGCATGGGCTTTGCTTTGTGGTCATAAAGGGCTTTTAGGAGTTAAGGACAAATATGGCTTTGATGTAGCAAAGGCTCAACTTGAATTGGCTATTGCCAATAAATGGAAATCAATCACGCTATCCAACTATGAACAATATGGATTGCCAAGAGTCATAAAAAGGCAGGAGAAAGAATTGGACTTTGAAGCAATGGACAATGCCCCATCACTTTATTAATCATGCAAGCAAAAGTATTTACTCAGGTTTTAAAAACCACTTACAAGATTTCGCCTTATGGAAAGAGTCTTGATTCAGAAGATCTAGCCACTCTTTGGTTAACACTTCCTCAATTAGTTAAGGATGTTGTATCTGACCAAATGTGGGCTTATGCCTCTAACCAGTATTTGATGGACCCCAAGCCATCCAAAGATTTGGCTGTTCATATTTCGATGCTCAGGTATTTATTTCGCCTGGAGAACGAGATGCCCAATTATTCATGGGGCTTAAAACAAGACTTGGAACATCGTATGAAGATGGGCCATAAATTTAACCCTCAAGCAAAAAGCCCTTATCTAAAAGGGGAAGATTTAAAGAAAACTGAATTAACTGGAAAAGGTGTATTAGCAACTTTGGAGGGAAAATAAATGGATTTAGACGCACTAAAAAAAGAATATGAGTACATGAATGAAATGATTGAACTTTACCCAAAATTAAAAACAGTTCCTGATGTCAGAGAAAAAGTTAGGGAGACACAAAAGACTTTAGTTTTCCATGAGCCTTGGCATTTACAAGGATGGGACAAAGAACAGAAAAAAAGATTCCTTTCTCAATACTCAGAAGAGGAAAGGGAAAACATGACTGCAAGGGTAAAGCTAGAAGCAAGACATAGGAAAGGAGAAATATAAAATGGAAAAACTTATTAGCTCTGGAGCTGGAAAAGTTCTTGCAAGATTAGTTGCATCTGGAAAAGCAACTATTGAAGATTTCGACAAACCAAGCCCAGGCTATGCAGCCTTAGAAAAATCAAGATTTGATTCTCTAGATCCTGCGGATGCTACAAATCCAAGCCACAAAATCCCTAAATATTTAGGAGATGGACTAACAGAAAGTTATGACACATTTCCAAGGCCAACTGTTAAATATCCAAAAGCCCCTGTCTATAGAAACTTATGCAGGGAATGGATAGAAGGAAACCGAAATGAATGGCTTTCTATGTCCGGTCAAGTAGTGGAGAAAGTGGAAGCTTTCCCAGATCCAAAAGATCTAGCTGCCTAAATACATTCACCCTAAGCAACCGTAATTATTAAATGAAAACACTCGAACGACTAAAACCCCAACCAATAAAGCTTGATCAAGAGCTGCATCAATATACTCATTTGCCTTCTAATCAGGTGATGAAATTATCGGTGACTGGAGTGCTATGGGCGTTGAAATCTCAGCATGAAAAAGATGCAATAGAAAAGCACAGACCGAATTGGGAATTTAAAGGGGTTGATATTCATAGAGTCTTCGCTGATTTCTTGCAAGAGAAAGATTTCTTTTACTGGCCTGATCATGAAACTTATGTCACTCCATTATTTCAACACAAATTTATTCAAGAGTTTCAACCCATAGCTAGTGAATATTTAATGTGTGATCCAAGGATTTCACTTGGAGGATCTTTTGATGCTCTTGGCTATTGGAAAGGAAAACTTATTCTTCTTGATCTAAAAACTCAAAGCGCTATCGACAGAAAACCATATTCAACAGATGCCCAGCTTGGGGGTTATTTGCACCTGCTAAAAACATCAACAGGAATTGTTCCTGATGAAGTTAGAACGATTTGGTGCAGGCCAGGAAAAACAACAGTTTCACCAAACCAGGGAACCATTACCTGCTCGCACGCCTGGACCACCGCATGGCAAAGATTTCAATCGGAGCATAATTTTCAATGAATAAATTAAGCCTCCTTAAGCAAAATAGAATCAGGAGAAGATTGAATCTTTTTCTTTTACTTATTGCATACGTTCCTGCTATCGCACTTTTTAAATATGCAGAATCTCTCGCCTCTAACCCGCTTCCTAGTTTTCCTCTTAAGGAGGAGGCCAGAAGTGCTGGACTTCCAGATGACTATTACCAAACCCAACACAGTGAAAGATCTTCCTTATGGGTTCTTGGAAAACCGTAAGAAAGGAATTTATCCGAACGACATTTGCCCCGATTTTGTACCCGATCATGAACCAACCGATGCAGAAAAAAAAGCAGCCAAAGCTTGGCGACTTAACAACCTCGAACAATCTTTTACCTTGGACACAAGAACCGAAAATGATCAACATTGAAGAACTTTCAAAAGAACTTAACGAAGTCAAATTGAAGAAGAATGAATTGATCAGAAAAGAAAAAGAACTACTAATCAAATTCAAAGATCATTATGAAAAAAATGGACTACAAGAATTTGAAGATGCAGAAGAAAATAAATTTGCAATAGGAGAAGTATTAATTGAAAGAAGGGAAGTTAAAAGGTGGAAATATACAGATGCAATACAAAAGCTTCAGGAAGAAGAAAAACAAAAAGGAATTGCAACTCTTACTGAATCAATTAGCTGGATCTTTAATGAGGCAAAGAAATGAGTACAGCGAAATCTCAGCTTTATCAATGGCTTGATAATTTGCCTATGAGAAACTTGAATGTGGTCTTAAGACTTGCTCACAAAATAAAAACAAGAAAAATCAAAGCGAAACAAGCTGCTTATTCAGCTCAGGAGAACTCATGGTTTAACCATGAAACAGATAAATTTCCAGCTCCTTTAAATGATCAAAATTAGAGCGTATGGAATCCCAGCTCCACAGGGGAGCAAGAAAAGTTTTGGTA